ATGACTTTAGGCCAGCAAATAAAAGCGGCAAGAAATAAAGCCAAGATGCGCGGAGAGGACCTCGGTGCTCTTGTTGGGTTAACAAAGGGGACTATCTCTAAAATTGAAAATGATGAGCTTAAGAACCCGCCAGATGCTCGCACATTAATCCGAATATCTGAGGTCCTTAACGCACCTGAGATCCTCCTGCATCACTGCCAAACCTGCCCCATCAGACAACACATTATGCTGCGCAACTATCCAGAATTGAACAATATCCGCAATGACCCGGCGTCTATCGTTTCCAAAATGCAGAAGGAAATGAAAGAGGCGCTCTTGGCGACTGATGATCTGGCCGAGAAGTATTTGAAGATCGACTTCAAGAGTGATCCGGAATATCGGGCAACTTTCGTCCGGGCAATGGAGCAGATTCTTGATGTTGAGCGGGTGATTGAGGAGCTGAAGTTTGACCTGGTGCTGAAGCAGATCCACACGCAGGAAGAACTGCAAGAAGTGATCGACAACCAACAGCAGAAGTGTATCGACCACGGTCATCACAAGCCTGAGCGCAGTGGTGAGGATCGTCGTACTGGCACGGAGGGGTAAGGCATGAAATACCTTTCGCGCCTGATTAAAAAACTGATCTGCCTATTCAAGGGCCACGACTTTGGCGACTGCGTTTATATCTCGCCATCATATCTGACCTTTTGCCGTTGCTGTGGTGTCGAGATTCAGGGTCGCTCGTTTGACGACCTGGAGCCGCTGACAGATGAGGATCGTGAGCATCTTGAGTTTATTGATGATTGGGATTGGGACGATGCCGAGCGATCATTACCGTTTACCCCTGCGCTGGCTCGTGAGACGACCGCTGCAGATGCTCAGCGGCTTGAGACGGAGATCATGGCCCTGAATGAACGTTGCAAAACGTTCAACCCTTGCCAGGCAGATCCCGTTCGGATTTCTGAGCGAGGATCGAAAGGTGATCCTCTTTAACGAACTCTCTTCGGGTTCCACAGGTTGGGCACGGGTAGAGGTTATGTGGCGCAAGGTTTTCAACAAAAACGACGAACGGTGATCCGCAAAAAGAGCAAGTGATCTTAACTGCGGACCTGTTCAGGTAGGTGATGAGTTCCATTTTTATCCCCTCTGATTGGTTTTGGGAAGGATGGCAGATGGCAAGCGATAAATCAACGAATCTAGTCAATCGACCCTACCAGGTGCAGCGATCCGATCTGACCGACCAGCAGTATCAGCATTTAGCCGAGAATCTGTTCCCGCTATTGGTGCGATTGAAGCGGGTGGCGCGTGAGCGGTTGGCGGCGAAAGAGTTTGCGACACAGGGAGAGGTGAAAAGGGCGAAACGGCACCCTCATGGATATTTAGGGGCAGAGTTGACGCTCGTGACAGTCCCCGGTTTACCAGACACCCGCACTCCCGGGACTCGCTAAAGGTTTTCCGGTACTAGGAGCCGCACAAACCTCTGGTCGCATGACAGCCTGGAAAGACAGGCACTTATTTTAATTTGATCTTGCTGGCAATTCGGCTGGCAGGTGTAAAGGGCTGGGGGCTGCTACCCCCCTCCTGCGGTCCCTGGCCCTTTTTATATTCAGGAGCAAAACCATGAAAAAGAATCTGTATGGATACCTGGTGGTGGTGCTGATTTTGGTGGCTTTCGGTTGGTCTGGTACGTCTGACCTTGAGAGCCAGCTGCAAGTCCCTGGGTATTGCGTTGCTGGTGTCGACAAGTGATCGGTTTTTTTCAGGTAACCCTTGCGAGACAGGGAGGCTGCAAATGTCTGAGAACGTCGTTGATTGTAATGGATGTCTGCGTAAAACCAGCTGTGTGTTGTTGCCTCAGCGGTGCCGTGAGGCGCTGGCGGCGTATGCGGCTGATGAGGTGCTGCCTGATTGCCCGAACTATCTGCCGTGCAAGTATCGCGGCCTCGATGGTGTGATTGATCATGCGTTTCTGGCGAGGGGGCTGTGATGGAAGTTCGGTCGATTTGCTGTCTGTGCCAACGCGAGCAGAATATCCCCGCTCAAGACAATGATTCGCACACGCTGTGTGAGCCGCATATCCGGTCTTTTTATGGTGATGAGATGGCCGATCGGGTATTGGCGGCCACGAAGGCCAGATTAGAGGTTGAGCTGGCTAACCCGTTTTTAGTTGAGCAGGCGTTTTGATGGAGGGTTTCAAATGAGTTTAGCCGATCTATCTGGATTGATGAAGCACGGCAGCGCACCGACTGAGCGTGAGTTCGATCGGGATGAGGCTGGTAAGTCGATTGATGCGTTGACGTTGGAATTTAACCGCTGCCCGGTCGGCTTTACAGCCTGGCTGCAGGTTGAACTTGGCGATGCTTATGATCAGTTGATTGCGGCATGGCGTCGGATTATGGACGCCGAAAAGGCGAAGGATTTACCGATATTTAAACGCGAGTGCTCGATGGCTCAGGCGTTGTTGCGTCAATGGCTGCAGGCCTTTGCTGAGCGCGGCGAAGGATCTCAGGCTGGATTGTTTGAGGTTCGCTGTTAATGGGCTGGGCTGCAGATAATTTGACCGCGAGCGAGCGTAAGCAAATCGCCGAGGGATTGTTTCAGGTCGATCGGATTTATGGCGATGTGAAGCAGCACGGAAAGTGCCCTTTGCATGCTGATAGCTCGGCATCGTTCGTTTATCACTTCGGGGATGACTGGTACAAGTGCAAGGGCTGCAACGAGGGGGGCGACCTGGTCAACCTGTGGTGCGAGGTGAACGGTCTGGATCGTCAGGACCTGAAGGCCTTCAAGACGGAATTCGGGGACAGCTCATCGTTTACCAAGCCGAAATCTCCCACCAAAAAACCAACAGCGAAGCCGAAGCCGGCACCCCTGCCTGATGCGTTTGTTGATGAGTCGATCTATGCGGCCCTCCCTCCCCTCCCGGCTGAGCGAATTGCCGAGCTGGTGAAGTCGCGCGGCTGGACGCCGGAGGTTATTACCCGGATGGGACTGCGTGAGTTTGTGGCGGGTGGTCGGTACAAGAAGATCGCCATGCCGATTCGGGATGATGAGGGGCGTTTGTGCAATATCCGCCTGTATCAGCCTGGTGCCGCGAAGATGAAGATCATCAGCTGGTACGACCAGCAGTGTCATGCCTGCGGTGGTGCCTGGACCAAGGTTGACAAGGCGAAGGTGTGCGCTGCTTGCGGGGAGAAGCCGATCGATTACGGCCGCACGCGCCTTTACCCGCCGCCGGCGCAATGGAAGCCGGGTTTGCTGTGGGTGGTTGAAGGTGAGTCGGATCTGCTGTGTGCCTTGAGTCAGGGGTTGAACGCTGTTACGCAGACGGCCGGTGCCGGTACCTGGACGGAAGAGTTTAGCCAGGCAATGAAGGACCGCGGCGTGCTGATTGTGTATGACGCTGATAATACCGGCTACAAGGGGGCGATGCAGGCGGCTGCGTGCATTGCGAACCATGCGAAACAGGTGCGGGTGCTGATTTGGCCTGAGTTGATGGGAGGGTCTGAGTGAATATTAAATTAACATCACGTGGGTTTGCTGTCGCGCACTTCAATGACATTTATGGAAGCAGTTGTTCAATTCAAGAAAGTTCACTTGCCGAGACGAGTGCTATCTGGCTTGGCGTTGATATTGATTTCGCTGGCCATAGATGTACCCGGATGCACTTAAGTCAAGAGCAGGTCCGTGAGCTGATGCCTATACTGGAAAATTTTATTTCTAAGGGGGATCTCCGACCTTGATGAAGTATCGGATTGACCCTCAGTATTCAATTAATTTTGATGACCTGGTCGTTGACAATTTTGCCGGTGGTGGTGGGGCCTCTACTGGCATTGAGGCTGCGCTGGGCCGTCCAGTTGATATCGCTATCAACCACGATCCTGATGCGATCGCCATGCACGCCATCAATCACCCTCTTACGCACCATTTCTGCGAATCTGTCTGGGATATCGATCCGGTTAAAGTTTGCGGTGGCCGTCCGGTTGGGTTGGCCTGGTTTTCTCCTGACTGCAAGCATTTCAGCAAAGCGAAAGGCGGCAAGCCAGTCGAAAAGAAGATTCGCGGTCTTGCCTGGGTGGTGATCCGCTGGGCGAAGAAGGTCAAGCCGCGGGTGATCATGCTGGAGAACGTTGAAGAGTTTAAGACCTGGGGCCCGTTGGACGCTGACAACATGCCATGTCCTGTGCGTAAGGGTGAGACTTTCGCGCACTGGAAGCGGCAGCTGGTTCGCCTTGGCTACCAGGTTGAGCATCGTGAGCTAAGGGCCTGTGATTACGGTGCGCCGACGATCCGCAAGCGGCTGTTTATTGTCGCGCGTTGTGATGGTGCGCCGATTGTCTGGCCTGATCCGACCCATGGCCCTGGGCTTATCCCGTACCGGACGGCGGCTGACATTATCGACTGGTCTATTCCGGTGCAGAGTATTTTTGAGCGTAAGCGGCCGTTGGCTGAGAACACCCTGCGGCGCATTGCTCGGGGTCTGCAGCGGTTCGTCATTGATAATCCAGATCCTTTCATCGTGCGGATCGGTCAGACCGGTTTTGGTGGTGATCGTCTGCAGTATTCCCTTGATCAGCCATTAACGACTGTCACCAGTAAAGCTGAGCATTGTTTGGTCACGCCGATCATCTCGACCTATTACGGATCAAAATCTCAAAGCGATGTCAGGGGCCAGAAGTTGAGTGATCCCCTTGCTACTCAGCCAACTGAAAACAGGCATGCCCTGGTCACGGCTTTTCTGGCCAAGCATTTCGGCGGTGCGACGGGTGTCGAGATTGACACCCCGCTGCCTACCACGACCATGCGCGGCACTCAGAATCAGATTGTTACGGCCAACCTGGTGCGGCATTTCGGTCAGAGCGTTGGGAGTGATGCGCGTGAGCCGATCGGTACGGTTACGCCTGGCGGTTTGGGTAAAACCGGTCTGGTGACCAGCAACCTGCTGAAGCTGCGCGGTACCTGCAAGGATGGTCAGGATGTACGTGAGCCGCTGCCGACGATCACTGCCGGTGGGTTTCATGTTGGTGAGGTGCGAGCCTTCTTGTTGAAATATTACGGGACCAATATCGGCCATGGATGCGCTGAGCCGTTGCAGACGGTCACTAGTAAGCACCGGTTCGGATTGGTGACGATCAAGGGGGAAGATTACCAGATCATCGATATCTGCATGCGGATGCTTGAGCCGCGTGAGCTCTTCAGGGCGCAGGGGTTCGGTGAGGATTACATCATCGATCGGGACGCGACCGGGAAGAAGATCACCAAGACGGCTCAGGTAGCGCGCTGTGGTAATTCGGTTTGTCCTCCGGTTGCTGAGGCCCTGGTGCGGGCGAATGTGGTTGAAGTGGGACAGTCGGAGGCTGCCTGTGCCTAAGTGTCCCACCTACTACCCTGCCAACCACGGCCAGGATCTGACCGACTTCTTTGTGACGCATGGGCTGAGCGTTTCGGATTTGAATGATCTGCTGGCTACTGCGGTGACGATCGAGCCAGCAAAGCCGCCCGCAATAGATCCGAGTGTTGAGAGGTTCTTCAAGGGGCGCAAGTTCATGCCGGCGCTGTTGGCGAAGGCGATCATGGAGGACCTGAGCGTGGTGTCTGATCCGCTGACCGGCCTGGTTTATCGCTGGGAGGGGAAGTTCTGGGAGCAGTACGATCTGCAGTATATACGGGGTAAGTCGCTGCGCATGCTGGGTGATGAGGGCAACAGTGCCAAGGCTTCGGACGTGGCAAGCATGGTCCGCGACTTGTCAGTGCTGCCGATCGGGCGCCACATGAACGATGGCGAGAATCTTATCTGCCTGCAGAACGGGATGTTCAACCTGGTCTCGGCGGAACTGATTCCGCATGCGCATGATTTCTATTCGACGCACTGCCTGGGGGTTTCGTTTGATCCGGACAACGTGCTGGAGTGCCAGCGCTGGAAGAAGTTTCTGGTGGAGACGGTGCAGGACACGGCCGCGATCCGCGAGCTGCAGAAGTTTTTCGGCTACTGTCTGACGCGTGAGACGCGCTACGAGAAGATGCTACTGCTCTATGGCCCAGGTGGTGATGGCAAGTCGACGCTGATGAATATTTTGCGTCAGCTGGTCGGGGCGGAGAACTGCAGCCATATCCCCATGGGTCGCCTGGATGACCAGTTTTATCTGTCGCGCCTGGTGGACAAGCTGCTGAACATGAGCACCGAGGTCGAGTCGAAGGCGATGCAGTCCCAGGAGATCAAGGCGATTGTCTCGGGCGATCCGATATCGGCCAGCTTCAAGAACCAGACGCCTTTCGATTTTGTACCCTTCTGCAAGCTGGTCTATTCGACCAACCGCCTGCCGCGCATGCTGGACAACAGCGACGGCTTCTTTCGCAAGATCATGATCATCGAAATGCAGGGTCAGTTCGTTAAAAAGGGCGCGGCCGACATCTTCTTGTATGAGGATCTGATCAAGGAGCTGCCGGGGATCTTCGCCTGGGCGTTGGCGGGTCTGGTGATGCTGCGCGATGAGGGGTTCACGGATTCGGCGAGTATGAAGGCGAGCCTGCACGACTATAAGCGGATCAATAACAACGTGCTGTACTTCATTGAGCAACACCTGGTGGCTGATCCTGCGGCGAAGACATCGAAATCAAGGGTGTGGGAGGAGTACGGCAAGCGTTGCCGGGTGTGGGGACTGCAGCCATACGGTGAGCCTCACTTCCGCAAGGAGTTCAAGCGTTTGCTGAGCGATCTTTCTATCCCCTGTGGGGATGGGAAGATGATTGATGATCTCGACGCAACGCGTCGCACTAATGCTTATACGGGTTTCAGGCTGATCGAAGAGAAGCTGGATGATACTCCGGAGGGGGCAACCTTTGGCCCCTCCCCCGCCCCCCTCCGCGCGGAGCCCACCCCATGAGGAATATCGCAACCACCATGCCAACTTCAGTGTCCGGGATGTCCGGGGTGTGTCCGGGGTATTTGGGCTTGCCCGGACAGAGGAAAGATAGAACACATGCGGGTTTGCGGGTGTCTGTCCGGGGTGTCCGGGGTAATTCCAATATCTATACGTACACGCGCGCGCGCGTTAGTCATCGTCTAAATAAAAATTGTTTTTATTCTCTTATAACTTCTTTTTACCCCGGACAAGCCGGACAAGAGAAGAAAGTAAGTGAAATTATTAAGAAAAGCCTGTCCGGGCAAGGGGTTTTACCCCGGACACACCCCGGACACCCCGGACAGATTGGAGGCTGAGCGATGTTTACGGTGAGACTTGAGGGTTTTGATGAGGCGCTGCGGATGTTTGATCCGGCTGTTGTGGTGAAGGCTGCGAAGTTTGCGGTGACTGAGGCGGCGCGTGATGCGAAGAGTGAGACGTCGACCTTGCTGCGTGCTCGGTGGAACATCATGAAGCGTGATTTGGATAGTCGGATGAAAGTGAACAGCCGGGGTGATGGTGCTGAGCGTGTGTTGACGATCTCGGGAGCGCCGATCAGCCTGGCGTACTTCAAGCCGAGGGAGGTCAAATCGACACGTGCTGGTCTGTTAGTTAAAACGCGCAATTCAAAGTCTGGTGGTCTGGTCACCAGGCGGCAACGGAGTTCAGGCTCGCGTGGGCTATCGGTAGAGATCGTCAGGGGCCAGCGCACGACAATCAGCAATGCCTGGTTGGCTTATGTGCGCGGGTTTGCTGGTAGTGGCAAGGGTGGATCAATAGCTGGTGCGACTTTGTATGGGGAATATTCAACCAGGGTGCTGGCTCGTAAGGGTAAGAAGGTAATCGGGCCAAAGACTATTCAGGTCGCGACAATGTTCGAGCAGGCAGGTATCACCGAGAAAGTTCTTGATCGTGCCAATTCAACGCTGCGCGCTCGGTTCTTTCACCACCTAGATCGGCTCGGTCATTGATCGCGGGTCCTCCTGAGGCCCCCACCCACTGCGGGATGGCAAGCCCCCGGGGAATATATGAGTTCAGAGTTTTTCGAGTTCCGGAATACTGGAGATAATCAGTGATGGCGCAAGTTAGCAGACAACTGGAGATCGAGGACCTGATCGGCGCGATCGAGCGGTCCGGCGCCTGGAAGTGGATGGTTCAAACCTACCTTCCGCCCTGTCCGATCTGCCCCAGCTGCAAAGAGCAGATCACCGGACCTCGCGCCCTGGCCACCTTTTGGGAGATGGGTCGGGTTTACTGCAAGTCGTGCGGATCCACCTTCACGCCCACCAACGGCACGCCGATCCACGAGACCAGCTGGAGCCCCGAAGAATACGTCAAGCTGATGCTGCTGCTCAACGCCGATCGCAGTCACTCCGAGATCGCGGCCACCCTCGGCAAGTCGTCCGGCGCCATCAAGGATATGCGCGAACGGATCGCCCTGCGGCACCAGACAGCATCATCATGCCCAGCCGATACAGCACAGGGATAGTAAGGGGCGCGCGCGGCGGGGGGCGGGGTTCGGGTTTTAACACTAAAGGAGATTCGTGATGAAAGAGATGCTCGATGTTTATATTTTAAAGGTTGCCCTGCAAGGGCTACTCCAGCGCGTCCAGGGTGCCGCAGGGCGCGGAACAGATATGCCCCTGCTCCGCTGCGTATTGCTCGAGGTCGATGGCTGGAAGCTGCGCGCCTCCGCAACCGATCTTGAAATAGGAATCACCAGCAGCGCCGATATCGAAGAGAGCATTTACCGCGGCCGCGTCGCCGTGCCGCTCAACACCCTGCTCGAAATCGTCAAGCGCATGCCCAGTCAGCTGATCCACCTGCAAGAGATCGCCGGGCAGCAGCTCCAGATCACCGCCGAAGACGCCGAAGTCAAACTCAAATGCGAAGATGCCATCGACTACCCCACCGTCGCCCTGCGCACCGTTGGAGATCATGCCCTCGATATTACCGCCGATGTTTACCAGCAACTCATCAAGGCCACAAAGCACGCCGTCTGTACCGACCTGGTGAAATACAATCTCAACTGCGTCAACTTTAAACTCCAGGGCCAACGGCTCACCGCCTGCGCCACCGATGGCCACCGGCTGTCACTCGCCGGAAAAGACCTCGACCCTGAATCGGTCGCCAGCAATTCCAGCTTCGATCATATGCTCAGCCGAAAAGCCCTCGCCGAAATTGAAAAACTAAACGATGGCCATACTCAGATTTATATCTACGACAACCAGATCGCCTTCGTCCAGGCCACTCTAACCCTGATTATCCGCCTGCTTGATGGCGACTTTCCTGACTACCGAAAAATCATCCCCACCGATCACCCCGGAATCATCAGCATCACAGCCGCCGACTTTCTCGCCAGCATCGATCGCGTGCGGCAAGTCTACAGCAGCAAAACCAGCACCCTGCAGCTCAACGCCTCAGGCAACCAGCTCACCCTCACCGCCGAAAGCGAAACCGGCCATGCCCGCGATATCGTCCCCGTAGAAATGGAAGGCGACAATATTCAGGTAGGTGTTTCAGCCAACTATCTCACCGATGCCGTCACTGGTCTCGGTGAAGATATCGTCATCAAATATAAAACCAGCTTCGATGCCCTGGTGATCCTCCCCCAGGACTACGGCACCTTTGATGAGCGGCTCGATATTGTCATGCCAAAAAGACTTTAGATTGGAGGCCACAGTGGGAAGAAAAAACTTATCAGGAGCAGTGCTAAGTCCGTTCGAACGCGCCCTCGATGTTGTCCAGCGCCTTCAATCCGGCCAAAGACTCTCACCCCATAAAATTGCAGATATCTACACCCTCAGCCTGCGTCATTCCTACCGGGTATATACCGATATCTCACGCATGCTTCCCATTATGGAAATAGGCGGTGAAATCTTATGGATTAAAAACAGGGGACAACTGCGATGCCAATAACCGAAACCATCTGCCAGGTCGCCATCATGCTTTTCACCGGCTCCAGCATTTGGGCCTTCGCCGGGCGCCGATACCGGATGGCATTTACCCTGGGACTACTCAGCCAGCCCTTCTGGATCTATTCAACCCTTAAGGGTGGCCTCTGGGGAATGTTCGCCGTCAGCCTATGGTTCACCGTCAACCAGATCCGCGGGTTGATCAACCATCGGGCCGTATAACATGAACATCCAGATCACCTGCGGCGCCTGCGGGCACGTTGCCGACTTTGATGATTTTTGCACCACCCCGGTCGGGGGAAGTCTCCCCGCAGGTCAATACCAGTGCCCGGTTTGCCTGCGCGCGTTCCGGCGTAAATCTGACCCTGGCACGCATTACCCGTCGGGTCTGTACATTCCAGGAGAAGCCAAAATCATCACAGTGGAGACACGACTATGATCAACTTCAATTTTCCAGCAACCATCTTTTCCGCGCAGAACGATTCCGATACCCAGCTTGATCATGTACTGAGCGAAGCGGTTGAGGTTACCAATGCCAAAGACCAACACGAAGAAGAGCTCGAAATGGTCGATCTTATGCACAGTGCCGAGACTTACTGGCGCGCCAAGATCCGTGAAAAAGGTGTGGCCTATGTGCATCTGCTCTTTGATATGACCATCGAAAAGAATGATGAGCGCGGCTATTACCTCAAAGGTGAAGTATGAGCACCACTGATCTCGACATCGATCTCCAGCAGCGCGAAGCAGATCTCCGCGCAACACTCGAAGAAGCCCTGGCCGCGGCTACCCGCAGGCCGACCGGCGAACGACGCAAGGCATTGAAGCATGCACAAAAACAACTGGAAGAGTTTCTAAACGCCCGACTCAGCACCGATGAAGAGGTTTATACCAGTATCCCCCAACTGGTGGACTTTTTGTCCAGCCATGACTGGCGCATCGGGACCAGCACCGCCTATGAGCATCGTGATCAGGGCAAGCTCAAACTGCGCGGCAATGGCAGCATCAGCCAAACCGAAGCGCTCGAATATGCCCGGCTGCACCTCAAGAAAAAAGACGGCTCCAGTTCCGACGGCAACTTACAAGAAGACAAACTGCGCAAAGACATCGCCCGCATCGATGTCGACGGACGCATGCGTGAACTCAAATACCGCCAGGCCCTGGGTGAACTGATCGAAAAGTCACACGTCGAAGTCGAGCTCGCCGATCGCGCCACAAACCTTAAAAACTATTTCGACGCCATTACCCGCAAGTCTGCCGGCCGCATGTGCAAGATCATCGGTGGAGATCCGCAAAAGGTCCCGCACCTGATCGAGTTTCTCCTGGGGATGAACCGCAAGGCTTTTGATAACTACGCCCGCCCGATACAGGGTGTGGATGAAGATGAGGATTAATAAAAAGGTAGGTTGGTGGTCAGCCGGGTAACGGTCCCACCAAGGCGAATCGGAGCGCCGTCCGGGATCGGCAGGGGGTGCGGCCTGATTAAAACGCACACAACGATGTCTGCTAAGCGGCGGCGGTACACCCTGCCAACCAGCAGACACTTTTCGAGGATTGCACAACTATTTTCCGTCCGCTTGAGCTAGTGGTTATAAAGTTTTTTCGGCTTGGCCGTAGGCCAATAAGGTTTTGATTATGGGACTGTTTGAAATTTCAGACGAAGAATTGTACCAAGAGGCGGTTGCACAACCTTTGGACTACAAAATCGCGCAGTCTCTCCAGTGGATACGGGAGTATGAGAAGACCGCGCTGGATATTTCGCCCGATGGTTATTATGTGGCGTTCAGCGGTGGCAAGGATTCGATTGTTATGGAACGCCTATTCGAAATGGCTGGGGTTAAGTATGAAGCTTGGTACAACAATGTGACGATAGACCCGCCTGAGCTAGTTTGGTTTATTAAGGACAAATATCCGGTGGTTCGATGGAATAACCCGGAAAAACATTTAATACATGCGATGTCAGATAAGGCAGCTGGACCACCAACTAGGCTTATTCGTTGGTGTTGCGAGGTATACAAAGAGCAGGGAGGAAACGGAAAGTTTAAGGCTATTGGGGTGCGCGGAGAGGAAAGCCCACGGAGAAAAGCAACATGGACTTTTTTGACGAGCCACAGAAAAGACAATAGTCCGATACTCTGCCCGATAATTTACTGGTCTGATCGTGATATTTGGGAGTTTATCCGCAAAAACAAAATGGACTACTGCTGTTTGTACGACGAAGGTTTCAAGAGGATTGGGTGTGTCGGGTGCCCGATGGGTGGACCAACCGGGATGAAAAGAGAGTTTAAGCGCTGGCCAAAGTACGAAGCCATGTGGAAACGAGGTTTCCAGGAGTTTTGGGACAACTACAAGGGAGTGCCGAGAAGAGACGGCAATCCGCGCAGCATTGAGAAGTTCTCCACGGTAGACGATCTGTGGGACTGGTGGATAAGTGGCAAGGCGTACCAAGGGCCAGAACAGGATTGCCAAGGTTGGCTATGGTAACGCAATGCCTTTAATGCCTTGCCGAAAAGACTTTATAACAACCGTTACCCCGCCAACATGGCGGCATAACATCCAAACAACTAAGGACACAACTTGACCAACCTCGCCCACGACTATAGCTGGCTCCCCGAACCTCCGCCGCGCGTCTTCACGTTGCTGCCGGGCGAGGTCGCGGTGATGCGTGCGGCTACCGATGAAACGGTCAGTCAGTGGGCCCATGGTGAACGGCAGGTGCATGTCTCGCCGTTCCCGGGCAGTTGGGATAATGACACCACCCCATACGCTGTCAGCATTATGGATCTCTACAGCAGCGAACACCTGCGCGAGCTCTATATCGCTGGCGGATCCCAAACCGCCAAAACCGATATCAGCCACAACTGCTGGGGTTGGACCGCCACCCATGAGCCTGGCCCGGCGCTCATCTCCATGCAGGACCGCGCCACCGGCTCCGAGACCATGAACGATCGCTTCATCCCCATGATCAAAGACACCCCTTCACTGCGCCGGCTGCGCACCAAGAACAGTGACGATATTTCATTGACCCGCGTCCGGCTTAAAAACGGCATGGTCACCTATCTCGCCTGGGGCAACTCCGAAGGCCGCGCCGCCAGTAAGCCGATCCGCTACCTGTTCCTTTCGGAAGTCGATCTCTACCCGCCGCACATGATCAAAAAACTGCGGGCCAGAACCGGGGCCTTTGAGGGGATGTATAAGATTTTAGAAGAGTGCACCGTCTCCACCGAAGAGGGCCGGATCTGGAGCGTGCAGCACCAGGTACAAGCCCGCTACGATATCGAGGTCAAGTGCCCGCACTGCGGCGAATACCAAATAATGGATCCGGCCAATATCCAATGGCTCCCCGAAGTTGTAGAGCCCAGCGCCCTGATCCGCGATGAAGATGCCTGGTATCTGTGCACCGCCAATAACTGTAAGTGGGATGATCACGACCGTGACGAAGCAGTACGGCACCACCGTCTTGCTGCACGTGAAGGCAGCATTACCGACAAACCAGAAAGCGCCTGGGTCCACCTGTCGCCGCTGGTCAGTCCGTTTAATAAGTTTCGCCGCGTGGCCAAGGCCTACCTCACCACCCTGCTCGAGCCGACCCACGAGAACCTGGTCTTTTATTACAACGACTGCTGCGGTCTGCCGGTGCCCGAAGATACCGAAGGCGAACTCCCGCAAGAAAAGGATCTGTACGAGCGGCGCGAAAACTATGCACCCGATGGTGCAAAGTGGACGGTACCCATGGAGGCCTGCTTCATCACTGCCGATCTCGACTTCCAGGGGAACCGCGCCGAGTGTGAGGTCGTCGCCTGGGGCCCGGGCGATCAAAGCTGGGGGCTCGAATACATTGTTTTTCACGGCAAAATATTAGAAGAGCATCAGCTCGGATCAGAATCAAAACTATCCGACCAGATCCACGAATGGCTACAGGCCAGGCGCTACAAACACGAAAGCGGTGCCGAACTCGAAATATCCATTGCCGGGTTCGATATCGGCTACGCCACCGATGATGTCACCCTTCTGGTCAAACGTAGCCGCAAGTACCGGGCACACAAAGGATCAAACACCGCCGGTCTGCCACTGCTCCCCTTGCGCCCGTCCAAAACCAAGCGCTACCGCGTGCCGTTTTACGAGCTGGGTACTGAAACAGGCAAAGAGAAGATCTACACCTGGTTATCTAATGACCAGCCCGGCCCCATGTATTGCAACTTCCCCAGCAGTTACGGCTTCGAATATTTCCGCATGCTGGTTGCCGAAGAGCCAAAGCGCGAACGCGACCGCAAAACCGGCAAACAGGTTATCCGCTACAAACTGCGCAAAGGATACGTTCGCAACGAATCCCTCGATATCCGCGTGGGGAACCTGGCTATGAAACAGCTGGCCCGTCCAGATTATGAAAAGCTTTCGGCAGCGCTTAAAGCCCAGGCCGAAGGTCAGGTTGTTTTTGAGCCGAAACGTCGACGCACATCCAACAAGAGGAAACGACATGATTGACAAGGTGCAGCGAATTAGAGTGACCAGGGAAGATATAGAGCGGGTGAAGCAACAGCATATCCTCGAGAACCTGTCGTATTCTGTTCAGGAAGCCGCTCAGATCATCGGCTGCAAAGTGCGTAAGATTTACCAGTTAGTCGATACTGGAGACCTGATAGATGCAAATGACACCCCGGGTAAAAAGGGGACCCGCATTACGGCATTGTCAATCAACACCTACCATGAAAAACGGATCAGGTTAGCTGGAGAAGCAAGAGGGGTATCAAGATCTAATTTTTAAAAGGTACAATATATAGATATTTTTTTACCAATATCACAAGATATTGTGCATTTGAGTGCATTTGCTCCTACCTCTTAAGTTTCGTCTCACGCCAAAATGCCATGGACGCTAGAAAATCCTCCTTCAATCTAGGGGCACCATGGCAGGCATCGACCTCACCACAGCACAGGCAAAACTCGACGCATACCTGGCTGCAGAGACAAAAGTTCTCTCCGGGCAAAAAGTTGAGATTGACGGCGAAACTCTTACTCGGGCAGACCTTCCGGCTATTCAGGCGGGGATCAACGCATGGGATGCAAGGGTTAAGCGATTGTCTGGTGGCCGGCGCTCTGTTCGCTATCTGGGTGCGCGATGAAACCAGTCACCTTACGCATGCGCGGCCGCGAAGTTACAGTTAAGCCGAATATCATTGATCACATTGCTATGGCTATCGCTCCGGGCTATGCAGTCCGGAGGTTTAAAGACAAAATGACTATGGCTGCGCTTGGTGGTTACACCGGGGGCAGGCGTAACAAGAAGCAAACTAAAAACTGGGCAACAGCTGGTGGTGATGCTGACTCAGATACTCTCTTTGACCTGCCAACCTTACGCGAACGCTCTCGCGATCTTATCCGCAACGAACCTATAGCCACCGGCGCCGCCGGGACCATGGTGACCAATGTCATCGGTTCTGGCCTTCGGCTTAAGCCGGCTATCGATCATGAATACCTAGGGATCACCGAGGAAGAAGCTAATCTCCTTGAAAAGAAGATCAAGCGTGAATGGTTATTGTGGTCTCAATCGACCTATTGTGATATTGAGCGCACGCTGAATTTTTCCGAACTTCAGGCACTGGCCTTCAGGCAGACGTTTGAAAACGGTGATTCTTTTGCCCTCCTGCCTGAGGTTGATCGTAAAGGCAACTTCCCTTACCGGTTGGCAGTTCAGCTGATCGAGGCTGACCGAGTCTGTAACCGAGACAATAACCTTGATTCGGAACAGCTCTCCGGTGGTGTCAATAAAGACGCCAACGGCGCTCCCAAATCTTATGATGTTCTCAAGCGGCACCCTGGCTGTACCTTCGGCGGCTATAAAAAAGAATGGTACGCCGAGATCCCCGCCTTTGGTAATCGCACCCAGCGGCGCAACATACTGCATGTCTATCGCAAGCTGCGCCCTGGCCAGTCTCGCGGTGTCCCGGATATCGCTCCGATCATCCAGCCCTTAAAGCAGCTCAGTCAGTTAACCGAAGCCGAGCTTGACGCTGCCGTCTCCAGCGCGTTGATTTCTGTTTTCGTTAAATCGTCAACCGGCGAAGCCCCGGACTGGAATGATTTTATCGATAGCCAGTCGGGCGTCGCACGCCGCGATGTATCCGATATCGATCTGGAGTCCAGCGCGGTTGTCGGCCTGCTGCCGGATGAAGATGTCGTATTTAACGACCCCAATCGTCCAAACGGTAAGTTTGACCCGTTCTGGCTCGCGCTTGTCCGCCAGATCGGTATGGCTCTCGAGATCCCCTTTGAAATTTTGGTCAAGCATTTTTCCAGCAGCTACTCCGCAAGCCGCGGAGCAATGCTCGAAGCCTGGCGCATGTTCAGCACTCGCCGTAAGTGGTTCGCCTCTCGTTTCTGTCAGCCAATCTATGAAGTCTTTTTTGATGAGATGGTCGCTACCGGTCGCTTTTACGCGCCTGGCTATTTTGCCGACCCCATGGTTCGCAAAGCCTGGAGCGGTGGTGAGTGGGTAGGAGATCCGCGCGGCATGATCAAAGAGACCGAAGAGATCGATGCCGCTACCAAGCGCGTCGCCCTCGGCATCTCGACCCGGGAGAAAGAGACCGAGCAGCTCACTGGTGGAGATTTCGAAACCAATCATCGTCAGTTGGCGCGTGAGCAAAAAATGAGGGTTGATGCTGGTTTGATCGATCCTATCGTGAGTGTATCCACCGCACAGGTTGTTGCGGACACAGGAGATTAATAATGCTGACAGATAAATTTCTGCTTCTTTCTGAATCATTTGCCAGTGATTACGTCTCGAAGGTCGAGCACTACACCAACCCGGCCAATGCTGGAAAGCTTGATGATTTTTTAAGACAACACTTCGAGGGAAAGATCGCAGCAACGAAAGAGATTTATCGGTTCGATGGCAAAGATGCCCATATCTCTATTAATGGTCCGATGTCACCAAACGGTCCTGATCTATACGACATTTTTTACGGCTTTGGTGGTGTTGCTTACACCGACATTCTGGAGGCCATCGATCAAGCTAAAGAGGATGTTATCCAGGAGGATGGCGGCCTGTTCTTTCATGCAAACACCCCTGGCGGGACAGTCTCGATGGTCGATGATGTTTACCAGGCTATTGCAACCTGTGGGCTGAAGACAACCATGGTCAACATGGGAATGGTTGCCAGTGGCGGTATGTGGATCGGATCCGCTTGCGATCAAATTATTGCCTCTTCCCCGGTCGCCTTCACCGGATCAATTGGTGTTGTGGTGAGCACTTACGATATCAGCGGGATGCTCGAAAAAATGGGCGTCAAGAAAGTCGTGATCACCAATCATGAGGCATCGGAAAAGATCCCTGATATTTCAACAAGCGCCGGGCAGAAGATCGTCCAGGAAGAGCTTGATGCTATCTACTCAGTTTTTAGGGACCGTGTTGTCTCTGGTCGAAACGGCAGGATAACCGCAGAGGTCATTGATGAGCTTAAAGGAAGTGTGCGGATCGCATCCGAAGCGGTTGCATTGGGACTTATCGATGAGGTGCGTGATCTGTCGATCAAATCCCCAAACGAAAGTACTTACCAACCCAGGGCGCAGGCAAAAGCCGAGCCCGCAACGACAGGAGAAAAGGCTATGGATGTTACTCAGCTAAAAGCCGACCATCCTGATCTGGTCGCGGCCATTGTCGCCGAAGCCCGAACAGGAATGGTCACCACCGAAGATCTGCAAACGCAGATCGAAACCGCTCGCACTGAAGGCGCAGAAAACGAGCGTCAGCGAATTCAGTCTGTTGAGGATCAGGCCATCGTCGGGCAGGAAGCGCTGATCGCCGAACTCAAGTATGACGGCAAGACTACAGGTCCCGAAGCTGCCGTCAAGGTGCTGCAGGGCGTCAAGAGCGACCAGAAAAAGCACCTGGAGAATTTCCGTGCTGACGCGCCAGGCGCACTCGACCCGGCCGGAGATGCTCCGCTGGGATCTGGCGCCGACAAGGACGCCCCGATCGAGGATCGTGCCAAGGCCGAGTTTGATAAGTCGGCTGAGCTCCGCGCTGAGTTCGGCGGGAACTTTGACGCATATCTTGGCTATCGCAAAAGCGAAGAGTCAGGTCGTTCGAAGGTCCTTAAAAAATAACCAACAGACCCTTATCAATAACGGAGGAAACACGACATGGCAACTCTGACTCAGGACACCCCTCGCGATATGCAACTCGGTGATCTCGAAGATTACCCGGTAATCGCAAATGACATCATTTATGAAGGCGCCGCAGTTGGCGAAAACGGTTCCGGATATTCCCGGCCCCTGGTTGCGGCAGACCCCTTCCAGGGCTTCGCCGAGCGTCAGGCCGACAACAGCGCCGGCGCCGCTGGCGACATCAATGTGCACACTCGCACCCGCGGACGAATTGTCGTTGATGTTGTTGGCGCCTCAGCCGTCACGGCTAACGACCGCCCGGCTGTTTACGCCAGCGACGACGCCACTTTCACGCTGACCAGCACCAGCAACTCGCTGATCGGTTATGTCTCGCGCTGGATCAGCGGCACCAAGTGTGTGGTCGAATTCGACGCCCTGGCTGTTAAGGCAGCCCTGCAGGCTTAATCGCCAAACTATTTTCCTAACGGAGGAACAACATCATGGGAGCACAAGGACTTTCCAGCCGGGCGATTATCGGTCACTTCTTCGCCCGACTCGAGCAGCAGGATGGTGCGGGGTATGTTAACCGCATTGGGACAATTCCTTTTCCGTCTGACCAAGCGTCGGAAGAGTACAAGTGGCTCGGGCAGTCTCCGGCCATGCGTGAGATGATCGGCGGACGTCACGCCAAGGGCTTGCGCGAAAACGGGTTCATCATCAAAAACAAGGCGTACGAATCGACCCTTAAAATTTCGGTCGATGATTTGCGCCGCGACAAGACCGCGCAGATCCTGGTGCGGGTTGCTGAGCAAGCCGATCGCGCCAACGCCCACTGGGCCAAGCTGATGGCCGCTGCAATCATCGCTGGTGAATCGACCCTCTGCTATGACGGTCAGTACTTTTTCGATACCGATCATACCGAGGGAGATAGTGGAGCGCAGAGCAACGACATCACCTACGACTCTGTCTCCACCACCCTGCCAACTGCGGCCGAGTATGAGGCCGCTATCCTCAAGTCTGTCGAGCAGATCATCAGCTTCAAAGATGACCAGGCCGAGCCGATGAACGAAAACGCCATGGACTTCGTGATCATGGTTCCAGTCGGGCACATGGCTGCTGCAGCGGCAGCGCTTAAGAACCCCGTCATTGTCGACAGCAATGGTTCGCGCACTAACACCATTGCCAATCTGGGCGGATTCAACTTCCAGCTCGCGGTTAACCCGCGCCTCACCTGGACAACCAAGTTCGCCACTTTCCGCGCCGACGGCAACGTTAAGCCGATCATCCGCCAGGAAGAGGTTCCCCTGGAAGTGTCCGCAATCGCCGAAGGTTCTGAGCTCGAGTTTAACGAGCGCCAGCATCACTACGGTATCTACGCTTCGCGCGGGCTGGACTATGGGTATTGGCAGCACGCCAACCTGACCACCTTCGTCTGATCTGCGCCGAAGGTTTGACCACAAGGGCCGGAGTCCACCGGGTTCCGGCCCTTTATCAAACCTTTGCCGCAGGAAACTAATCTCAAAAGGAGATCACTATGGAACGCTATCGCATCAAGGCCGCATCGGCCAACTTTCACTCTGGAATCCTTCAGCTTAACGATCAACAGGCATCTGCCCGTCAGCACGCACTTGAAGATCTCGGCGACGGTCTGTACGAAATTAAACAGCCGGTGCAATTCAAGCGCGGCGAAGAGCTTGGTTTTGACGGGGATGTCAGCAAGTTACTCCTTGAACAGCTTGAGGTAACCGATGGTCCTGCAATCGAAGATCTTAAGGCACCGGAATTGATTGAACGCATTAAGGCAGCTGAGACGCTGGATGTTCTCGCTTCCCTGATTTTGAAGGGAGAGAAGCGCTCGACGGTACTGGCCGCGATTAAAAAGCGTGAAGAAGAGCTTGACGAAGATGATGCCGGAGTCGAGGGATCTGATGAAAGCACCGGACCAGCCGATGGCACCTCTGATGATTCCGGCGAGTAAGTAAGCCCACCCTTCTATGTTTGGCGCGTAGATATTGGAGCCTGCTGATGAAGTTTGACGATACAGATCTCGATACTATTCTCGACGCCATGGGTGAAGACGTTGTCATCACTGATGGCAGTCCTGGCGGATATCCCTGTAAGGGGATTTTCAAGTCTCCTTATAACCGCAGGGATGTCGGGACAGATGGATCGATCGGGGGATATCTTCCGGCGCTCAAACTTAAAATGACTGACTACTCTGCCTCCGGATCACAGCAAGGCACCGCGCTGCATGTTGCCGGCACCAACTACACCATTGTCAGCCAGGAACCAACCCGCCCGGATGGGGCCGGCTGGGTGGTTGTTGAGCTTGAGGAGTCCTGAGATGCAACCAAACCTGGAACAAATGACCTATGCCATTTTAGTTTGGGCGGTTATCCAGATCGGTCGCGATGTGTTGTCGTGGAAAACTCGCAAGGCACTGCAAAGGTCGGAGATCAAGTACGTCACGGTTGATGACTGTCTGACCCGCTGTGCTGAGTGTAAGGCTGGTCGGGCTGTTAAGGATGAAGATTTAGTAAAGATGCTGCGGCTTGTGCGCTCTGACATCAGTAAACTTTATAGCGCCTATATAAAGCAGTTACTGCATAGCGGAGCTCCAACTGAATCAATAGAAGAACTGCTTGGTATGGAGATCGGTAAAAAAGATGAACACCGCTGAAGTCATCAATCCGGATACCCGCTTCGACCTGATCATCGCCGATATGGTTGAGCACTACTTTCCGGAGTTGGTGCGAGATCTGACCGAGTTCGGCCCGTTGTGGCTGCGCGCGCAGATCTGGCAAGAGAGCCGGTTCGATCCGTTGGCGATCTCCCCCTCCGGGGCCAAAGGTCTTATGCAGTTAATGCCAGGCACCGCGCTTGAGATGGGCGTGAGCGATTGCTTTGATCCGGTGCAGAACATTCGCGGCGGGGTGCAGTATCTGGCGATTCAATACCGGCACCTGTCGGAGATTCCCGAATATAAAGAGCGCCTGCGCTTCGCCCTGGCCAGCTACAACGGCGGACGTGGCTATATCAATAAAGCGCTCGAGATCGCCCGCGCCGCCGAAGGTCTGCCGGTCGCGTTTAAAGATTGGCAGCGCGGCGGGCATATCCCCGGCTGGTGGCAGATGTGGCAGCAGGCCAGCAGTCGCCTGAAAGATTCCGCCTGTGTGGTCAACGGCCAGCGCCCCGACTACCGGCAGATGATCGACTATGTTCACCGCATCGAGGCGCGCTTTTCGGTTTATTTGACCGAGGCAGGCGTGCAGCGGCGTCATCCGGCTTGGAGTTGAATTTATGGATATTTGGGGAACTCTCAAGGAAGTCGTTAAAAAGGGCGCGCCGATCTTAGCCGGTGCGATTGTTCCGGGTAGTGGTGGCCTGGCTGCGTCATTGATCAGCAGCATCTTCGGCACCGATCCCAACGATCCTCAGGCTATGCTCGATGCTGTCAAGGGTGCCAGCCCAGAACAATGGGTAGCGATCCAGAAAGCCCAAATGCAACATCAGACAGAACTCGCTCAAATCAGCGCCGAACTGGACAAGGCCTATCTGGGAGATCGGCAGGATGCGCGGGAGCGTGATGAAAAGATGCGCGCTTCCGGATATCAAAACAAGCGTGCTGATCTGATGATCGTCGGTGATGTTGTTGGCCTGCTCGCCTGTCTTGGAGCGATGCTTTATATCACCTGGCTGGGGGTTCATGGCGGTGCGAATGGACAGGCCAACCCGATCATCATGGCAATCAATGGGCCGCTTGGCATGCTAACTCAGCAGTTTGCCAACGGTCTTCGCGATGCTCATCAGTTCGAGTTTGGCAGTAGTCGGGGCAGTAAAGAAAAAGACGCCAAGATGGTCAAGGGATAACGAATGTCAACCGTCTCCCAAATCGCCGACGCTGTTGTCGCCCGTCTCCGCACGGTCAAACCGGCCAACGGGTACACCAGTGACCTGTCAAGCGCGGTCGGCCTGTACCGGCGCACTCCGCTCGCGGGAAGTGAAACCCTCGTGGTGTTTGTTAACCACGGCAGCAAGTCCAACCCGTCAGGATCAGAGTTTGGTCTTCTGCGTCGTGAGCTGCCGGTGGTGGCGATGGTTGTTGCCAAGGGAACCAACGCGGATACGGTCGTGCATAACGCCATCCGCGAAATTGAAAACGCTTTTCGTGCTGATCCCCGTCTGGGTGGGTTAGCCAGATTTTGCACCTACGATTACAGCGGCCACGAATTCGACCAGGCCGAAAAAAAAGAAGCCTGGCAGAGCATCACCATCAACGTCACTTTCACCGAGTCGACCGTTTAAAGGAGACACATCATGAATCAATGGGTAGAGATCGGCGAACAAGTCGCCAGAACAACGCTGGTCGGTGATGAGGTCTTTTACCCTCTGCCGGCAAACGTACTGAAGCCAAAGTTTAATCCAACCGATGAACCCCGTCCCGAATACCGAGGCGGTGATTCTGGACAGGGTAACCTCTCGGTGCGGCGCACCAGCAGCCAATGGACCCATGACCTTGAGTTTTACCTGCGCCCGATCCAGGCGGTCGGCTTGCTGCTGAAGCATGCCTTAGGTAAAACGACAACCCGCAGTGCCGTTGATACCAGCGCCTTCGGTGGCATGCTCTACCCCGAGAATCAGCCATTCGGTACCGGCCTGACTCTTGGAGACAAGGCGCTGGCTATCAAGGTTCATTATGATGACGGCGCCGGCGGCACCAAGCAGCGCACCTATTATGGTGGACGGATCACCAAGGTGTCAGTAGCTGGCGAAGGCTCGCAAGAATGGAAAATGACAATTTCCCTCGCAGGTCCTGGCCCTTGCCTTTCTGCTCCAGCAGCCGCTGGTGCGGTGCCTGATTTCTCGGCGTTGCCTTCGCCGTTTGTTTTTTCCGAGTCGCTCTTTTATATCGGATCTGGCATCGGCCGAACCGGGGTTGCTCCTGACTTCACCGCCCTTGATCCAAATACCATGGTCGCTTTTGTTCCTGACAGCTGCAGCATCGATATTGATCTGGGCCGTTCAGACAAAACCGTCGCCAACGGTATCAATGCGCCGACCAAAACCACCAAAGAATCACAGCTGGCGGTCAAGGTCTCCTGTCCTCTTGACCTCGAAGACCCGTCAACCGGGTTCAGCAGCCGTGATGAAGTTGATGCACTGATCAGCGGTGTGCGTCAAAACAGCCTGCTGGTTGTGCTGGATAATGGCGAGGTTTGCGGGTCAACCACCCAGACCTACCAGTACATGATCGATCTGTCGGCGCTGTACCTGGGCCCGGCTGCTGAAGAATTTTCCACCGAAGGCAAGAGCCCGCGCACGACGCTGGAATACTCAAGCCTTTACTCCGACACCACCAAATACGCTGTCGGATTTTACACTGTTGATGCGGAGGCAACCTACTGATGCGTGTACCAGCCAAGGGACATATCTTTGAAACGCTGCCCCCGTTCATGAATAACCGGGTGGCTCCTGAATCAGACCAGGTTGTGATCGGGCTCAAGGTCGCGACCAGCCCCGAGCAAGATGCCCTCAACCGTGAGCGGCAGATGGCCGTATCGACCTATGCCATCGACAAGGCTCAGCTCGAAATGGACCGCCTGTTGAAGAAGTTCATCAACGATCATTTCGGGTATTGCCGGGGCCTGGTTATCGAGGGGGTTAACGATGACGGTCGAGATCTAACCTTTGATGAGCTGTACGAGCAGGGCCCACCCGAGATCAGCGACTGGGTTTCCAAGGCGATCCTCAGCACGGGCGAGCTGACCAGGGCCGAAAGAAAAAACTACTTGCCGGGATAAGGCTCTCTCTCAAGAGAAGCCTGAAGCCCGGCAATGAGACAAGCTGTCAGGGTTGCGACGATAAAAAGCGCGACCGCCTTAATTGTCATAATCGGCACAAGCTGCGTGAAGTTATTTTGCAGGGACAGCGGGAATGGTTGACCGTACCGACCACCCTGTGCCCGGTTGAAAAGATTGACGATCTCAAGATGTACGAGTGCCCTGAATCCCTGATCACCCGAGCAACCTGGGAGATTGTCGACCTGGTCATTAGTTGTACCGACGACACCGGCGGGGTCAGAATTTTACCCTTTCCGGGGTCACTACTTGAGCAGCCGACCTGGTTTCGACAGGCGGCAAAAATGCTCAGGTCAGAACGCAACAGCAACTGGTTCAGCGCGCTGAGAAAAGACGTTGCCAAGCCGAAAGGAAAGATCTGAGCATGTCGACCGAGGTCAAACAAGCGAAGGTGATTATCTCGGCTGAAACCGCAAAGGCCGAAGCCGATCTCAAGCGGTTACAGCGCACCGGGACCACGGTCACCGATCGTCTATCGGGAGATTTTCAGACCCTCGGGATCCGCTCATCCTATTCGATGCTCCAGCAGCGGCAGAACATCGAATCATCGTATAAGCGCATCCTCTCATCGGGCACGGTCACCGGTCACGAGCTGGTAAGGGTTGAGCAGGCCAAGGCCAAAGCGATGTCGGATATTGACCGGCAGATGTTTGGTGAGCGCACCTCAGCACTTGACAGCTTTAAGCAACATTGGCTCGGGGTAACGGCCGCGATTGTTATTGCCAACCGGCTTGCCTCGCAGGCATGGGGCAGTCTCAACGAGGCGGCAAAGGCCGATCAGGCTGAAAAGGCGTTTACCAGTTTGGCTGCAAGTAGTGGCCACCTGGGCGATCAGATTTTGGCAGACTTAAAGCGGGTCTCTGCTGGCACGGTTGATACGGCAACCATGGTGCAAAAAGCTGGCACTGCGATGACCCTTGGTATTCCTGCCGAGAAATTGAGTGAACTGATGGAGATTGCCCGGGTGTCCAGTCGGATCACCGGGCAATCAGTGGCAAAAAGCTTTGAGGATATCTCTCTGGCTGTGGCCCGCGTTTCGCCAAAAATCCTGGATAACCTCGGGATTATTGTAAAAGTTGGCGATGCGAATGAACGATATGCAAAAACCCTGGGCAAGACAGCTGATCAACTGACCTCCAATGAGCAAAAAGAAGCCTTTCTCCAGGAGGCGATAATTAAGGGTCAGGAAATTATTCACCGGGTTGGAGTTGAAACAGAATCTTCATCCGAAAAAATGCAGGCGTTAAGCGCAGCGGCGTCCGATACCAGCAGCACCTTTTTTGCCATGGTCGGAAATAGCGACCTGGCAGCCGGATCTCTTTCCGAAACAACCCGTGTGCTGATCGCTATGACGACAGCATTTAAAGATCTGGATTCTTTCTTAACAGAATCTGGTGCTGGTGAAATGCTCGCCAATAGCTTAAAGAGTGTGGCCAATTCCATGCCCGGATTATGGGGGATGCTGGGCATGGTCTCCCTCCTTGAAAAGTATCAAAACCGCGACATGGCTGGTGAGCACATCAAAATCCCTGCCCGTCCAGAACAGCCCAAAAAACAAGATTTTGGAGGAAACGCAAACCCATATACCAACCAGCAAGACGGTCAGGCCGATGCCATGCTCGAGGCCTATAACCAACACCTGCAATACCTCACCGATACCGAACGCGCCGAGATGGACGCAAACCAGCAGATGCTTGATTTGCGCACGGAGTATTACACCTCTCGCACCGAACAGGATTATGCGCATTATCAATGGGCCAAGGATTTACGCGAACAAGAGGCGGCAGAAAAACTCGCGTCTGAGCAGCAAACCGCGACGATAATATTAAACTCCCGGCTCGAACTGGCGGCAGGTCTGGCGAACATCGCGACGATAATCGCCGGGAACAGCAAGGCGGCAGCATTGGCGGCGTTGATTTTAACCAAGGGCGTCGCCATGGCAAATATTTTCATTAATACGCAAGAGGCAGCCGCTGCGGCATTAGCTCCGCCACCTTTGGGCCTTGGTCCTATCGCCGGAGCTGCGTTATCTGTCGCGATTGAAACGGCAGGCTATACGCGTATGGGGCTGGTTGGATTGACCGGCCTCGCGCAGGCAGCTACCAGCGGTGGAGGAGGCGGAAATTATGGCGGTGGAACACCTTCCAACCCTGTTGTGACGCAACCAAATGGCAACAGCCAAGCATCACAGGCCATGGTCGTCACGGTTAATGTTCATGGTGACATTGTTGATTATGAGCGCTGGACCGAAACCACCATGGCCCCGATCATCCGTGATCTGGCGCAATCGCGTGGAATCGATTTCGGCTTTACTGTGAACCGGAGTTAACTAGATGGATAAACCAGCGCTCTTATTTTCCAGCTATAACCCTGCCGCAGCCGTAACCGCGACTGATAGCTATGCCGGGACCGATCCGGCTGATGTGCTCAACTTTAACGAGGCGCACTTTTGGCGTCCGGCGAATATCAGCGGGTCAAAAGTGTTGAGCATCGATCTGGCCGAGGTGCGCATTATTGATCACCTGGCGCTGGTCGGACAGGGGCTTGATGGCGTGGTGTTAACCCTTGAGGGCAGTAACGACAACTGGACCACCAGCGAGACTCTGCTCGATGCGCAGCTGCTGGTCAGCGCGGTGAACGCCGCCTGGTCTCCTTTAAGCTCGCGGTCCTGGCGTTATCTGCGCCTGACCTTCTCGTTCTTTTCCTCAGCCTTTCGCGTGTCATTTATCAGCCTTGAACTGTCTGCGGCACTCGATTGGTTGGACGATGATTTCGATCCGGATAATGTTTCGGACTCGGGTGACATCACAATGAGCCCCGGTGGGCTATGTCTGGGCGCCGTGCAGCAGCGCAGCATGCGCCACCTGCAGTTAATCTTTGGTCAGGTGGTGCAAGAGACCTATGACCAGATTCAACGCTGGGCCAACGCCTGCCAGAAGACCCGGGCGCCGTACTTTTTTGTACCGGATATCAGCACCACCGAGGTTTATTTTGGCTGGTCGGATAGTGGGCAATTCAGCGCGCCGCTGCGGGCAGATAAGGGTCTGCGCGAAGTCCCGACGGTCACCATGATCACGCGGGGGGTCTAATGCCATCCGCCGCCTTTTTAGCCGCCGCCAAGGCTGGCAACAGAAACCCCGTCGCCTTAATGGCGGTGGAGTCTATTGATGCTATCTATGCGACCTATGGCACCGGTTCGCAGTGGGCGGGATCGGTCGATTTGACCAACATCGACACTGCGGTTATCAGCGGCGAAGCGGTGGCACGCTTGAGCTGTGCGCTGACACCGGCGGGGAGTGTAGTGTTTACTTATGCCGATGCGAGCCATCCATTTTACCCGGCGTTAGCCGATACGCTGAGCGAATCCCGCTTTGCCAACACGATCAATATCAGCGGTGTGCTGGGAGTTGTGTGGCCAACAGTCGAAGGCCCTGGCGGGATCTCCAGTGATCCGCATGCTGCCACCTGGCGCTATAACCTGTCTAAGTCTGTTGGTGGTGCCAGTGTTTATACCTCGGCGGTTTTCTCCGGGCTGTTCTACTTTAAAGACTGGGCAGTACCATCATCGGGCAGTGGTGATACATATGTTCCTGTTAGTAATCCAATCTTTAGCCTCGACATCGCGCTGGATCTGATCGACCTGTCAGATACTCCGTTTACTGCTGGCGAAACCTTGTATCTGTCGTTTGAACTACTGACCTTTGTCGGCGAGGGTTTTGATTATATATCAGCGCTCTCACGGACCTACACTGCCGGCTTCTTATCCACCGTGGTCGCGATTGCGGATGAAACGCCTGCTGTTGCCAGCGTGACAACCTCCACCCTGGATCTTGGGGTGGTACTGGGATCGCCCGCTATTTTCCAAGCCGATGACCGCCAGCCTTATGGGGCCAGTATCACTTACAATATTTTAGGTGGCAACAGTGACCCACCAACTGTTGACCTGGGCGCTGTCAGTGACGGTCAGGCTATCGGCAGCCTGGGCTATCAGTATTATCGCGTCACGGCTGAAATAACGACCAGCAACGGCGCGCGGGGTGAGATCAACGAGATCCGCATCAACGACGCCGCCAGCCAGTTCAAATATTTTGGCAGCCATATCGATCAGCCATTTGCTGGTGTCATGCCCTATTTGACCAACCAGCCGTTTGGCTCGATCAGCAGCAAAATAGAGTTGATGTCGCCTGCGACAACAGGTGACGCCTCGGTCAAAATGGTCTGGTCAAGGGAAACCTCAGATCTGCTGGCAACTGGCTACCTGCGCGGCAAGTTGGTCTATCTCTCTATGGGCTTCGCCGGTCTTCCTTCTAGTGATTTTGAGCCGCTAGGGGTTTACACCTGGCAGGATTACACCGCTGACCCGATCAAGCAGATCATCACCGTCAAGCTGCGTGACGTGTTTAAGCAGTTCGACAAAATAAAAGTACCCAAAGAGCCGGTGCCTAATCCTGACGGAACCCGTACTATCACTGCCCTCACCTGGACAAATATCAACATTATCCAGATCATATTGGATCTGTTCGATCTGGTTGGTGTGCCCGACCGCATGCTTGACCGCAGCGCCTTTGAGGCCCTGCGCGACGGCACATATGCCACCACCGATTGGAACGTCACCCGCGCCCTGAATAATCCCGAAGAGGCGACCGGTCTGCTTAATGAACTGCGCTGCACCGCCGGGCTGTTTTTGGTGCCCTACCGCAACGGCAAGTTAACGCCGGTTGTTTACGATGCCACCGCCACCGAGGTCGCCAACCTGGACGCCCACATTGTCAGCTTTGGCACCATTAATGGTGGGCAGAAAGACCTGTATACCCGCCAGCTGATCTACTACAGCCCGACCGCTGGGGTGACCGATCCGAGCAGCGAAAAGGACTATGACAAGGTTCTGGTCGACATCAACCCGACTGCCGAAACCGACTGGAACCTCGAAGCGCAGAAGGTCTGGCTGGACAAGTGGAACGCCTCAGAAGTTGCCCTGACTGCACTTGGCAGCCGCATGAACGACTGGTTTGCGGTGCCCAGATTGCGCCTGTCTGCCAGCAAAATTCCTTTGTCACTTATGGGCGTGCAGTGTGGCCAGCTGGTCACGGTCGATAACCTGCTGCTGCCCGATGTCGCCGCCAACTGGCCCAACACCGCCCAGGGCCGCAAGTTTTTGGTGTTGGGCAACAGCTTCGACCCGGCAAGCTATTCGATCAGCTTCGATCTGTACGACACCGGCCAGATCGGCGCGGTCGGCCCGGGGGCGGTTGCCTCGGATATCCACCTGAGCGGCCCGGTTAAGGTGTGGGGCGCCAGTAACCTGTTTGTGGTTTCGGGTGGCACGGCGCCCTTCACTTGGTCCAGCACTTTCGGCACCATCACCGACCTTGGCAGCGGCATGATCAATCTGGATGTCTCCGGCCTCGCAGGCGCTGGCACCCTCATCGTTTATGATGCGACCAGCAAAGCCACCAAGCGCCTGAGCATTACCCCGCCGCAGGTGCTGGGGGCCACCATCGAGGGCAACATCACCAACGCGGTGATCGAACCACCGGCCGCCGTGGTGCCCGCCGACCTGACCGCGACCATCGCCAGCCACTTTGATGCCAACGCCTGGTCCAGCCCGCAAGAGCAGATCGACGCCGGATACCCCATCTACCTGCAACCCAGCGCCGATGGCTCGGTCTACAGCGAACTGTTCGACCTGGGCCAGCCGCTCCCCGCCGGCACCAGCGCGCGCATCGAAATAAAGTACACCACCCTGGCCGGCACCCTGACCTTCGACCCACTGCTCGAGGTATCGACCGATGGCATCAGCTACACCGGCACAGAAGGCGAATGGACCGCCGATGTCAGCGGTCAGCGTTACCTGCGCCTGCAGCTCACCATTACCGCCAACAACAACAGCTCACTCGCCGCGATCACCAGCGTGCGGATCTATTTAAATACGGAGGATTAATATGGCGATCGACGATCTGAAAACCACCGACAATTACACCGACCTGGTCGCCCGCCTTAACGCCAAACTCTACGCCCTGGCCCACGGGCAGACCGCCGGAATCATTGGTGCTGATACCTACGCCAACCTTGCCGCGATCACTAGCAACGCCAATGAAGTTGGTTATGTCGGGAATGATACTAATCCGCTGTTGATCGGCAACTATATTGCCGATGGTGCGGGGGGTTGGGTACAGTCGAGTTATGACCGGGTAGCTGTTGTAGAAACAGAAGCCGATGCTATCATCCCAGCATTATCGGATATATCGTCTCTCGTTGCCATAACTAGCGGTAAAAATTTGTTCAATTCGTTAGCTGTATCTTCCGAATATTTTATAAACGGTACGACCGGTGCTCTTGCAGCTCATGCAGGATATTATACAAGCGAATTTATTAGGGTGATACCTTCAACTAACTATATTACCAGCCCAGCATCGGCTTATAGAGTGGGTTATTATGGTAAAGCACAGGATTTTATAGGATATGCCGATACCGTGACAGCATTTACAACGGCATCAAACGTATATTATATAAAAATATCTGCATTAAACGCAACTCTCGCAACACGCCAAATAGAGTTAGGTTCGACGGCAACTGATTACTGGGAATTTTCTGCAATAACCCAATTAGAAAACAAACTTTCAACTAATATAAAAAATACAGCTATTTTAGCCAGAGGTAAAAATCTGGTTGACACATCAGTTGTAACATCAGGAGTCGTCTTGGATGTTGCTACAGGGGCAACATCATCGAATGCAAGTTATTTTACTACTGAATATATAAAACTCTATTCATCTAGTAGTTATAGGATCAGTGGAACCCCTTACGGACATGCTATTTATAATTCAAACATGGTGTATGTAAGCGGTGCATTGCTTAACTACGGAATAACAACCCCATCTGATAGCAATGGATTTGTGTACATACGAATTAGCGCACTTAATGCCCAGCTAAACTATATGCAAATAGAGGCAGGAACTGTTGCAACAGATTATCAGAAATTCCATGAAATAACGGTATCTGGCAACGCTATTCTGCCGGATACGATTGGAGATTATAAACTCAAGGAGTCGTATATTATTGGCACTCCAAGCAAAAATCTATTCAATAAAAATGATGTAAATTTAAACTCATTTTTATTAAGTACGGGTGGCGGTGCGTATTATTATGCAAATTATTTTGTTAGTAATTACATTCCGGTAAACGAATCTACAGAATATTATCCAACAGTATCAGCAGTTAATCGCATATCGTATTATGATAAATTTGGGACTTTTATCTCCCAGTCCAATAATGTCACTGGATCGATAACAACCCCCGCTAAAACAACATCACTCAGATTGGCATCATCGACAGCAAGCATCAATAGTGTTCAGCTTGAATTGGGATCAGCGGCAACGGTTTATGCAAATTATGGTGCTGAGTTGTCCAGTTCAGTGTTAGTCAGTTCGGGCCTTAAACCACCAAAAATATATACGTTGGATGATGCATGGAAAGCTTGGCTCAATGGAGATAAATTCCCTATTGCTTTTTATGGTGATTCAACAACACTCGGTACAGGTACAACCGGAGTTGTGGCAGGGGCATTATTGGGCGATGCAACCACACCAGCAGGCACTGATAATACGTCCCCGAATGCGTACAGTAAAATACTTGAGGCATTAATCATTGATGCTACTGGCAATTCGACGCTGAAAGTTTATAACGCAGGGTTCTCTGGGAAAACACTTTCATGGGGGGCGTTATCTGCAAACATGGAGTCTGAGTTCGCCGGTACATCTGATTACTCAGATGTAAAAATGATTGGATTAGGATTTGGCATCAACGACAGAGTGCTATACACAACAGAAACATTATTTAAGTCAGGATTCAAAGCTGATTTAGCGACTGCAATTAACTGGTGCTATGACCATGATATCCAACCGTTTCTGCTCACAACTCAGGCTGTTTTAGCGTGTGGAGTAGCTACCACTTATGTTGGTACATATCCACTGAGAACATCTGAAGCAATAGAAACTGTCGCAAATGAAATTAAGCGTGAGATTGCAGAAAAATATGGTTTGGAGATTGTCAACCTCAACGCTTTCACTAGAGATTATCTGCAATACTCAAGCGTCCTGCATTCAACCCTGATACCTGACAAGCTCCATTTTGGTGATGTTGGGCATGAGTTTGAAGCAGGGGCGATCTTCTCAGAGATATGTCCTTGGTGTCAGACGGTTGAGAGTAGTGTAAGAATTGACTACTCGACTCAGGTCATAAGGGACGCTCCAGCAGATGACCTCATAACACTGGCTGGATCGCTTACGAATGGATTTAAGTTGTATGCCAGTTATACAAAGGGCGATGCGCTAGATCTTAAAATAATGACCACATGGGTTTTTGTTACCAGTAAAACTCCACTTACATTGACGGCTTATAAAGGAGCTACAGGTCTGACTTATGCTGTAGTCGATGGGGTGACTACCGTCCTGTCTACTGGCTCAACTGCACTCGGTACTCTTGAGATCGGGCTGCACAAGCTGGAAGTATTTACAGGTCTTTCAACTGCCGTAGATTTTCAGGGTTTTACGCTTTCGTAG